TGCCATTATCAAAAGATGGTCCTTGATTTCCATTTAAATCTAAATTAGATGGATCAAGAGTTTCTGGTGAATTACCATGTTGGTATATTGATGCTTCTGTTAGTGAATCTATATGTTTTTGAGAGGCGTCTGTAATTGGTAATTGGAATTGAGGTCCTTGTTGACCATCCATATTACCTACTGGATCATTTCCCCCTACTAAATCTAGTGTTGAATTTAAATCTTTTAATCCCATAATCTTATTGTTTTATTATACATATAATTTAATTATACAGCTTTTTGGTTTTTTATTTGGTTTATATTTATTCCTTCAGTTGACATTTGGCTTCTAGAATTCCAAGAATTAAATGGAGCACTTGCAACTTTTACATTTGACATTGCTGCGGCATTAGCTCTTGCCATTTTATCGTAATCTATTTCCATATTATTTGATGTGTTATTTCCACCTCCCCCTAAATTAGTTCCTACGATTGCAGAATCATCCTTATTTAGTTGAATAGAACCCTTTGGAGATTTTACAACTAAACCTTCTGGACTAATTGTACCATCATTCATACTCGCAGCAGGTCCTTTTTCTTCTCCACCAGAAATAGAAGCTTTAAAACCTTCAGTTGCTGCAGCAGTTCTATCAAAATTTCCTTGTCCCATTAGTATTCCAAATAAACCACCACTTTCAGTAAAATCTACTACAAATCCTATAGCTACTCTTAATGCTTGAATAAGAGGATTAAGAAATTTTACTATAGGACCTATTAAACTAAATAAACTTCCTAATAAATCTAATAAAGGTAATAGAGGAGTTACAATGTCAGCTAGTAAGGATTTTAATTTATCCATAGAAGCATTAAATTTATCTTGAGCTGTAGTTCTTTCTAGTTGAGCTGCTAGCTCATCTTTACCCATATCTCTTAATTCTCGGGCTGTTTTACCTTGTACTTCTTGTTTAAATAATATGTCTGCTAATTCGTCAGATTGCATACCCAAAGATTTAGCTAATGCATCTTGTTGTAAAACATTCATTTTACTAAATTCAGTAAAATCACCTGCGTTGGCTGCTATTTCTTTAGTTAAAGTTTCGTAATCACCTGTTAATGCTGCTAACCTAGCCCTTTCTAGATTAAGTTGTTTACCTGTTAATAGTTCTGCTTCTAATTCGCTTGAAATAGACTCTTCAAAACTTAATAATGTTTTACCAGCAGCAGCTACTTTACTCAATTCCATCCCTAAGGTTTTTGCTGTAGTTACGGCCTTAGCAATAGCTTCTGTACTTCCCCCTAATTGGGCTCTTACTTGTCCTGTTGTTTTACCTACTTCTATTAATACTTCTCTAAGATCAACAGCAACACCTGTTTGTTGTTGTATTGCGTATGAAGTTTCTAATGCGGTTTCGTAATTGTCCCTCATAGACCCTCCTGTTACTATAGTTTGGGCTGCTAATCCAGCCATTTCTTCTCCTTCTAGCTTTATTTTTTCTGCTAATTGTGTAGAAGTTACTAATATTTCGCTATTAAAGGCTACAGCTGTACCTAATTGTTTATTAAGTGTGTTATTTGATTTTATTAGTTTTTCTGTCGTAACAAATATATCCCCAGACATTGCTGCTGTGTTTGCAAAAGCTGATCTTTGTATTTCAGCTTCTTTTCGGGATAATGTTAAACTTTTACCTAACTCTGTTACTTCTTGGTCTACTTGGCCTATAGCTTGAATAAATTCTGTTATTAGTCCTAAAGGGCCCATGGCTTTTTTTAGGACTTTAAAAATCATCTTTGCAACCTTTTTAAACCCTGCACTAAATGCTTTTAGAAAACCCCCAGCTGCTCCTTTTGCTCCTTTTGCCGTCTTTTGTAAACCTTTTACTTTATCACCTGATACAAAACGTTGACCCCCTTTTATTCCACCTGGGTCTTGTCCTTTTTTAAATCTAAATCTAGATTGGTCTTTTCCTCCTCTTTTAAATTTTACTTCTTCTATTTTATCTAGTTCTACAGCTGCTTGGTTAGCTTTATCAGTTTCCATTCTAACCTTTTTAGCTTCTTTTGCTCCAGATTTAAAAGCATCACCTATACCATCTAGTGAATCTGTAAATCCCGAAGGGAATATATCTTTTAATCCTTGAAAAAAACTTGAGCCACTTTTATTTTCTACTTCTGCCGCTTTATCTCTTACACCCGTAACAGCATCATTCATTTTATCTAATTGAGCTGTAGCTTCCTCTATTTCTTTAACTATATCCTGATAAAGTTCTGTTTCTTCCTTTAGACCATCTTTTTTAGCTTTTTCAGCGGCTTGTTCAGCTAAAACTCTATCAGCAGCTAATTGTGATCTTTTTTCTTCTAGTTTTAATCTTTCTGCTTCAATTTCTTTAGCTAAAACATCACCTTCTGTTGCTTCACGTTGTAAGTCCCTAGATAATTTTTTATTTTTTGAAGCTGCTTGGGCGTTTTGTAGTATTTGTTTAACTAATTCATTTTCTTTAGCCGCCTCTTTATAGGCCTCTTTCATAATAGAGACCCTTTCCAATAAAGCAATATTTGCTTTTTGGTAATTTTTAACTAATCTACTAGTTAAGTCTAATTTTTCTTCTTCTTCTTCGTTAGCCATTTAAAAATAGAATTATTCGTATATAAATATGAAAAAAATAAAGGCATCTGCGATGCCTTTACTTAAAAATTATATGTTGAAGAAGGATTTATATTAGGACCCGCTACCTTATTGCTGGGTGGGCTATTTTTTCTTCTTTGTTTTTCTATTTCTTCATTTTCTTTCTTGTGGTGTTCATTTATCTTTTCAATATGATAACGTCTCATCCAAATGGGCATATTATATATTTCCGAGTGTATAAATCCACCACCTCCATGGTACACTAAATCATGTATTTCGCGGAATATAATACCCCTATACTTAGGCGTCAGGCCAAAAAAAGCTAATACCGAGGGGAATGTTTACATCCTCGATAGTGTCACCATTTTCTAAATCAAGATCAACCTGCATATTAATATCAGGCATAATCTCTGATAAATAGTTTCTAAATGCTTTTGAATCCCTAGCTAAAAATCTATTATCAACAAATTCTCTAATAGTTTTAATATCTCTATCACCATTTACTGATAATAATGTATGTTTTAGTCTAGTAGTTAATTCTGAAGAAGACTGCTTATTAAGTTTTTTAAGACCTTTTAATTCTTTTTGAATTTTTTCTTCATCTCCATGAGTTAAAAACTTAAAAGTAATTTCAACTTTAGATGTTGGAAGAGTAAAAGCAAATTCATTTCTGCCTTCAATCATTAAATTTTCATCTAATTCTTTATCATCTAACTCTGTTAAATCAACGGTTACTTCTTCTTTATCTCCTGTATTAGGGCTAGTATATTCAAAAGTATAATCAGCACCATAACCTAAAATACGAGCTGCTATTAAAATTGCATTTTTATCACCAATAAGTAAATCATTATAACTTACAGGTGTTACAATTAATGACTGTAGTAGTTTATTAATAACAGTACCATTTTTTATAAAGTTTTGGTTTGTTAAAATATCCTCTTCTTTAGCAGTCATATATTTCATTTTTATAACTCCTGATCTTAAAGGATGGCCTTCGGGGTATAGTAAACCTTTTGAAGGTAAAGTAACATCTTCAGTAGGAAATTGGTATTTTTCTTCTTGAATTGTTGGGGTTGTTGGTGTTTGTTCCATAACGTTATTATTTATTTAAAACTAGTTCGGATATACATATATGTAGGAAAAAAGAAAGCGCCAAAAAGGCGCTTTTTCTTTATAGAAATTTTACTATTAGTAATTTAAGATGGCGTAATCCATTACTATAGTCATATTAATGTTTGCTGGTGTATCTGAAGTCCAATCCATATCACCAAAATTAGCATTTTGACAATAAGCACCTTTAAGAATCCACTCTTCAACTACATCACCTACAGGACCTAGTGTATTAATTCTAATATCTTTTTTATAGAAATCAGAATAACCGTCTCTACCTGTTACTGATTCGTGTGATAAACGAACCCATTCCATTACAGCTTGTGCTCCCGAGGGTGTTACTGGATCATACAAATCACATGTGATGTTTTCCCAATTTGCTTTTCCTTTAATTTTTCTTTTCACATTGATGTGATCTAAAACTACTTCTCCAAAAGTAATACTTGGTCTAGCTATTTTTTTAATTAAATATGCTGGGATACCATCGATGAACATCAGGAACCTGTTTTGTAATTTAGGTTCAAATGCTGTGAACATCATTTCATTTGTGTTTAATATTGCCATCTTTTTATATTATTTTATTGTTCTATTATAAATATAATCCTTTTAAGTTTTTCTTAGTAGCCTCCGCCACCTCCACCAGTAGCTCCACCACCACCAGCTCCTCCACCGGTTCCACCACCACCGTCAAACGTAGCTCCTGTAGGTAATACGTTAAAGTCTAGTACGATGAATTCTGCTGTTTTAGCTGGTTGTAGGAAAATAGCTCCTACTAATTGGTTTCTATCAATTACATCTGGTGTATTATTACCTTCATCCATTTGTACTCTAAAGGCAAATAATCCTTGTCTTTGTTGTACTGATTCTAAGTATGGATTAACAATATTTAAGAATCTATTTCTTGTAGCTTGTGTATTTTGTTCAAATACTAAGTATCTTGAAGAACTTGCAATAAATTTCTTAAGTGCAATTAACAATCTACGAACGTTAATTCTATCTAATGCTGTTGATCTTTCTTGTAATGTTTTCTGACCCCAAATACAAACTCCTGTTTGTGGGAAGGTAGCAATTGGGTTGATTTTATTATCATATA